AAATATTTGCTCATATTCTACCCTCTAACTTTGCAACTTCATACCCATATGATAGGCCGTCATTTTCGGCACGTTTTACAACGTCTTTCATAGGGTATTTAATTGCGCTTTTGCCTTTAATCATACCGCGCTTTAATTCACACTCTTTGCAATATGCTTTTGCATAATTGGCTTGAAAGATTTTGCCGCAATCAAGACAAACATTATTAACTTTACTCATCAATGTTTTCCTCGCTTTCTTGTTCCTGTGTGCCGCTTTCTTGTTCCTGTGTGCCGCTTTCTTGTTCCTGTGTGCCGCTTTCTTGTTCCGTCTGTGTTTCTACCTGTCCAGCGTTTTCCGCGCTCTGTGTGCCCTGTGTGCCGCTTTCCTGTTCCTGTGTTGCCGCTTGTTCAAAATCAGTTGCGCGCATTTTCCAGCTACTTGCAAACTCAACACTAATATTCGTGCCAAACATTGTATTGATTTTTTCAAGTGCCTTTTGGCGACTGTTTAGCATATCGTCAACAAGAGGGTACAAATTGCCGCTATTCATTTCTACCTCACTTGTATTAAGGCGTTCGCGCTTCATGTTAAAGTTAGAATTAAGGCCAATTTCATTATACAAACTTGCTTTCAAATATTGCTGGTATTCTATCAAATCTTTAATACCTTGCGCATTTTGTTGTACAGCATTAGCGGAAAAAGCACCTACAATATTTTTATCTGTAATTACACCTTGCTCACCTTTATAAAGGTTAGCTAAATAATCGCGTGCATTATCGGCGGTATTATCATCTTGCGCACACAATATAAAAGACGCGCGTTTATTCACGTCATACAATAACATAGAAATATCGTTTTCGTTTAAGAGCGCACAATAGCGATTAAAAAGAGGGAATAGACCACAAAACATACTATCAGACGGCATTATAATACAGTCTTTATCAATGATAAAATTTTTACTAATATTTAGTGCTGGATTGCTAACCGTTGCAATAGTCGGCCTATAATATACATCTTGTTCACCACCTAAACCGCCACTAAATACATACAATTCTTCATTGACTTTTGCCCATATGCCAAAACCACCAATTTGCAAAATCTTTTCAAGCTCAATCGCTGGAATGGTATCGGGTAATCCGCTATACTCAAACATTGCGAAAGAGCGGTTAAACATATAGCGGATATAGTCTTTAACATTTGCCGCTTTATCCAGATAATTATAAGGCTTATTCAGTGTGTCTAAAATGAAGTTATCAATTTTACTCATTTGTAACTACCTCTTTCCCTTGCATATAAATCACAAGTTTATTGATTGCGTTTGTATTCTGGTTTAGGGCTTCTTTCATGCTATCCATTTCCTGCTTGTGCAATTCCGTTTGTTTGTTCATTTGCCAAAACATTGCAATACAGCAAGCAATCGGAAAACCAACAGTTGAAACAATTTGCGAAAATGCGGACACGTCCATAGAATCAACCACCTTTACAAATTAACAAATAGTTGTGTATCGTGTTTCCTACTTCATTATTTTGATAGTAAACACGGCCTGTATTATAAAACCACGCTAAACGCTCTAAGCGCTTAATTTGTGGTCTTAATACGTTTCTATTATAATTGATTTTTGGGTTATATTCAAGGCTGAAAATTAAATCGGTATCGGGATTTTTAATAGGTGTGGTCTTTTGGTGAATGAAAGTAAAAACAATATTATCTTTTTGCACTATTTCACATTGAAAACAGTTATCATTAAATAAGATAAAATAAGTGTACAATATATCAGTTGGTTTATACTTTACAGGGCAATGCGGATAAATATCTAACTCCCATGCGCCGTTTGTTATCATGTGCAACTTAGGGTTATCAAATGCAAAATAAAAGTTGTTATTTCTTGCCGTGGTATTATCCGCACAATATTCAAGCGCAACGGTTAATTTGCTATCGCCATACGTGTATAAATCAATCGTGCCTTGCTTCATGTTGTCAACGTGTTTCAAACCCATTTCCTTAAAATATGGACAGAATTTATTAACAGTATTTCCCGCCATAAAAATTTTAACATTTTCACGCAAGCGGATAATGGTTGAAATGGTGTTCATAAATAGCACAAACTCATCTTGCAAATACAAACCTTTAGAAATAAATTCGTCAAACAAAATTGTTTGCACTAAAGGAAAACCGCTTCCCTTATCGTGCTCCATTTCTGTTAATGCAAAAGCATAGGCAAATAAATCTTTCTCAGCGTCATATATTGGCTTGCCTTTTTCGTCAAAATTGCAAAGATAAAACTTTCTTGCATAATAAAATATACCTGTATATTCACCTTTTGTTATTCTGGTAACTTCCCCATTTTCAACTAAATTTTTGAAATATTGTTGCGCTCTGTTCCCTGTTATATCCTCTTGCCACCGTCTTATAATTGCTAATTGACTGCGATTTTTTGCAAACTGTTCAAGACCATATTTTAATATAGCATATGTTTTACCATTTGAACGCTTGCCAATTATCATGTTATAAACGGCCTGTTTTGCAAGCAATTTATTAAGACTGTAATAAGTCGGTTTATTTGCTGTTTTTGTCATTGATATTTCACTCCCTTAAAAATATAACCTTGTACAAGCATAGAAAGGAATTTTGCGTATTGTTCACTAATTGATAAAGTAAAATCGCAATTTTCTAAATGTACACTACTTTTGGATATAACGTAGTCAACATTACCTAAATAATCAGTTATTAGACCTTTTTGTTCATCGTCAATATAAGTGTGAGTCATTTTTCCAGTATTTTCACCGTCAATAAATAAATCCTTATTAAACATTTCAAACACTTTTGCGTTGTCATTATGGCACTGTTTAAGCATAAATTCCACACCATTTTGTTTGCTTAATCCTGCAACGGTTAAATGTAATTTGCCTTCTTGCTCAACTAAATATCTTTTAGCGCCTAATGTCTTAAACCGTGTATAAATGCCCTCAAAATCCCACACGCCTAAAGGCTTGCTAATTCCTTTAACAGTTTTAGGCGATAATAAATCGGGATTGATTTTTAATGTTTCACACATTTTATTTAATTTAGCTGTAATGCGCTTATTATACCATTCTATAAAGTCAACGTGTTTTTCATAATTCAAAAATTTAATGCTATCTGTATCGCTATAAATATAATCATCGGCTATATTTAATATTCCTGTCCATAAATTAGCTCTTGCGTATGCTGTTACCCATACTCCCCAAGGATAATATAAAAAACGGGATTTTGATTTATTATATTTGTCTATATCCTCTAAAGGTTTTGCTTGTTCTTTTGTCCACTCATTATCACTATAAATATTGTTTTCGCGCACAATGTCTGTAACGCACATTCCATATACTGAATTTAGCATACCTTTAGACAGCAAATATTCTGTTTCTTTTCCCTCAACACCTTTTAAGGTGGTCTTTTTGCCGTATAGCTCTATAATGGACATGATAATAGGTTTAGGCAAATAGCCTTTTGCATATCTAATAATATTGCCGACTTTGCATTGTTTCCATTTATAACACTTTTTAATTATCTTAAAATCAATATCAGTTAATGTTATATGAAGCTCATCAGCACTATATACACGCCCATTATTTACTATTGGATTTATTAGGCGTGCGCATTTACTCTCACTTATATATTGCTCAAAAAAGGTTAAAGGCTCAATATCTGTAAATATAGTGTCAAAAAGTAGACAATAATTTTCTAACCAATATTCAAACGGTTTTTCTTGCGTTATTTTAACCTCTTTTCCCGCGCTCATTGGATAACGTTCGGATAACATAACGGCGGGATAACTTGATGTGAAATCAATACTTGCAACATCTGTTAGAATTTGTCCGCTATAATTAGCGTTTGCGTGCGTGAATCCACCAGCAAAAGCACGTTTTAACATTGTATATTCATTGACTGATATTTGTAAATCGTTCATTATTTGTCGATACCTCATATAATGTCCCTTATTTTCTTTCTTGTGTGTTTTGTTTGTGTGATAACATTTATTGCGCACAAATTGACGAACGCGGCCTGTATTTGTTAAAGGTATTTTTGATATGTTGCCATATAAGGACATTTGTTCATTGATATAATAAAGCAATATTTCAACGTCATTATTACAATATGCTTTTTCTTGCTCTGTTAATGGCGTTTTACTATTTCTAATTAGTGTATAATCCAATTCACCTATTAACTTTTTAATATTATGCTGTGTTAAATTTTCGGCTGTTTTTGCTAAACTATAACCGCTTAAAATATAGCAATCCCTAAATTCAATACCTAAGTTGCAAAGTGCTTTTATTGGTTTACGTTCGTCAACTGCAAATACATTCAACCATTCAAAATATTTGCGCATAAATTGAAATTCAAATGACATATTATGGATATAGCAAATTAAACGTCTTGATTCTGATAGATTAAAATATATCTGTAATTTTTTACAAGTTAATACAAATTCTTCCCATGTTCTACCTAAATAAATATGATTATTATCTTTTATACCAAATTGCCAGCAATACATAAATGCAAACTTTTCGCCGTTATAAATCGTGCTTGTCGTTTCAATATCAAATGCACATTCAATATTAACGTATTCAATTTTTTTGTGCGTCTTTATTATATCTGCTTGAATATCTGTTATATTAAATGCGTTTATATCTTGCATAATTGCCTCTATTAGATAGAAATAAAACCGCTGGTATCCATGGTTTGAAATTCTTCATTGATTACATCTATTCCCAAAATTCCAGCTATATTTTTAACCATTTCTTCACTATCGTCTGCAATGTTTTGTAAATCAATTTCATTTTCTTTTGTATATTGGTTGACTGCTTCCCATATTTTTTGATAACCGATTGCACTTGCAACATTTTCCGTTGTTCTTATATATTGCTCTACCATATTGGCAATTTTGAAAAAGTTGCTTGCTTGTGCCCACAAATTTTCACCACTTAAATTTGCGCCTGTACTTTCTGCAATTTTATTTAGCACTTGTTGCGCTCCCCTTATGGTACTTGTCTTTGCTTGTGTGAATTGACGCACGCGAGCAAGCTCTTTTTGTAATTCGTTGTAGTCCTTGCCCTTTACGCTAAATTTTTCCCCGCCCTGCTCTACCCATTTACTATAGGCGGGACTATCTTCAAACCCATGTGCTTCAAGACGCGCAAGCCGTTTATTTGCCATACTTGCAAGCCGTGAAACTTCCCTTTTCAATGCCATGTATTCACTGCTCTTTGTTAAGTCATTAACTTTAATAGATACTGTTATACCATTACCCATACTTACCACCCTCTAAATACATAATTTATAAATTGTTGTTGGTCGGTTTGTGTTTTACACATACTGTAATAATAAAACAAATATCTAATATTATTAGCACGACCATTTTCAAACGCTGAAATATTTTTAATATTTGTGCCTGTATTTCTACAAAAATCCGTTTGAGTTACTTTCAAAACATCATTGCGGAATCGTGCACACCGTTCACCCGTATAATGTGTTAATGCGTCAATTTGCTTTCCAATAGATACCATTATAAACCCCCATTCCATAAATAAGGGGACAGGGTTTTAATCCTGCCCCCCTTTATCAATGCTCTATGTAGAACATTACAAGTCAATCCATGTTACACTATAACGAATATCGGTACTATTTTTAGTCGTATAGGCATAAATGCTAAAACCGACTTTATTTGCATTTACAGCACTGATAAACTCATCATCAAGCAACATCTGTTTGCAAGTGTCTGTCATATGTTTTGGCAAATTAACCATGCCAAAATCAGACACAATAACAGGCGCGTCACCATATTTAGATTTATGGTTGATATATAAACCCTTTACAGGATATACAATGCCTTTACCGTCATTTTCAAAAATACTTGCAAGGGAGTGATAACTAAAATCCTTTGGAATCTGAAAATCAAATCTTACCCCGTGATTGTACTTGCTTGCGATACTCATAATAAATTAACCCTCTTTCTTTTCATCATTTACGGCGATTGCTTGCTCATTGTGTGCGCTCATATAATCAGTCAACATGGATACCAAATCGGAAACAGGGATTTCAAAATCAATCTTCCCCGCTTTATCAACTGATACAACATTAACCGCTTGCCATTCTTCACACCAATTTGTCTTATCCTTGAAGTGCTTTTTTGCAAGCGCAAGCGTCATTTTACCGCTTGTCATAATGGTGTGTAAATGAAAAACTTCATTCACCTTGACGCACAAAGTTACTTGCGTTTGCGGAATTGATACTTTCATGATATGCCTACTTTCTGCCCTGTTTTGGGCTGTTTAATTGTTATGCGCTTAAAGCGCTGGAATAGGGCTTTATTTTGCGTGTACAGCCCTTTAGAAAGCACGTTAATGATTTTATATTAGTGCCAATATAACCACTCTACAACGCCATATGCAACGCCTATAATGGCAATGACAATAACAAGCGGCAAAATACAAGATAATTGATAAGCTGTCATATTAACCACCTTTAGAATTTAATATCAAAAATTATTTCCCCATACTTAAAAATCTTAAACCCTATACACTTATCCATATATTCAGATTCTAACCAGTGCATGGTATTAACGGCATATTCAAATATACTTTTCTTATTGTCTGTTAATACATTGTCGTGTTCTATACCATGGTCTTCAAGCATATAAAGCAAATCATAGGATTCAATTCTCTCTTTTTTCATAAATAGCACCTCTTTCAAATTTCTAAAGCGTTCTTGTGCAATAGGCATTTGCCTATGCTTATATTAAAGCACTTTTCGCGTCTAATGTCAATAGATTTTTGAAAATAATTTTTTGTCTAAATATAACAAGCTGTACACACGTCTTTTAATTTGTCCTCTAATTACTATGCTAATTACTCTACTATTGCTTCATGTATGCCCCATTATTTGACGATAATACACCATTTTTCTGGTATAGTTTCTTTTGTAATTACTCGCTTATTTATCGGATTGTTACTCGCCCTTAATTCCCGTTGTGTTGTTATACCATACGGGGGTAGGGTATATATGGGAAAATTGAAAGCGGCATGGGGGGGGG